CCACGTAGTGCCAACACCAAATATTTTAAAATCTTCACAAAATTCTTCTTCAGAACCTAAATCATAAATAGAACAAAATTCAAATTCGTAAGTATCATCCGCTGCTTCAGCGAATATGCGTGCATTTTTATATAACTTTTGCACCATTGGTTGACCAAACATGTAAGGTCTAGAAACCAATTTCATGTATATAGGATCACCATCATCATTTGTGCCAGTATTCATTTTATAATACTGCCCATTAAGACTGGTGTTTCCAAAATAAATATCTAAGCCACCACTTGCAGTAGCTTCCGTTTGAAAAAAACAACCTGCTTTAAGGCCCGGATGTGTAACATTGCTAATACCTTCGCCATAAGTTGTCCATCTAAATTCTGGATATTGCTGATAATCACCAACTAAAGTTAAGTTGGGTTCTGCGGCATTTGTATCTTCAAAAACTTGTATATAAATTCTTCGATTTTTAGTATCATTAATGGCGCTTAATTTATAAGATTTGGTACCACTAAAGTCGCAATTTCTAATTGTCTCTTGAATTGCTTTTGCAATAGGTCTTACATTTTGCCCATCAGTAGCATAGACATTATCTCTACCTAAAAAGATTAGTTCGTCAAATACTTGAGTTTGAGCATAGTGTGATACCGCACCAATATGTTCAGATATTTCTCGGTAAATATAAGTTACAGGGTCTTCATTTCTACCTAAGTCTGGTAGACCTACTTCTTCTAATCTACCAACTGAACGTTCTTTTAGAACAATTGGGATACCTTTAATTTGACCGGCCCCTACCACAGCATCCGCAGCTCCGAATTGCCCCTCAACTGAGAATTCGTTTACCACAGGAAAACTCTCTGGTAAAGGCCCGTTAAACCCGATCTTAGAAAATCTCCCTCTATTCATAGAAGGATGGAATACTAAAAGTCTGTTTCTCGCGATAACTGGAAATCTTGCTTCATCATAATCTGTGTATTCTGTAAGTCTTGTGTTATCTAAAGACATTTGTTCAGATTGTAAAGAGTAATCAGATATATTTGATGCGTATGAAGTTAAATTAGCTTCTATTTCAGCTTCTAAAAATAAAATACTACCATTAACAACCGTTCTAAAAATTCTTATTTTTTTATCTAAATGGGCTAAATTGGCATTACCATAGGTAGGTAAATCTGTTAAAACTAAATTAATTGTTTTATCCGTTGCTGTTGTATCTATAGTTAAAGATAACTCTGAAGGACTACTTTCAGCTACTAAAATATTGTTATAATAAAAGGCATATGTGTAAGCATAAACATATTGTCCTTCTTCAAGATCACCACCTGCAGAGGCAGAACCTGTTGGGGGGGCAGAGGGGGGATCGATGCCCATATCTCTTGTAGCAGACTGGGCTTCATAAACTTGTGGTATTAGTACCTTGCCACCGTCAAACACAAAAAGACTATCACTTAATTGTGCAAAAGAAGGTCTACCATTAAAACCAAAGCCGCTTTTAACAGAAACAAGACTGCCTGCTACTATTTTACCTAAATAGGCTGCTGTAGAATTGTTTGTAGCATATAATAAAGTTTGGGCAGTTCCATTACTTAATTTAAATTCAATACCTTGACGAATATTATAACCTGTTGCCGGCGTATCTAAAGCTTCCACAAAACCGCTGCGTTTTACATAACCACCGGTAGAACCAATGTTAATGTTAAGAGCTTCGCGTACGTATCCCGGAGCCATTAAATTTTCAGGCGAAGTGGTATCTAAACCCTTTGCATCTGAATATTCTAATTCTGATACGTAATTCTTAGTACCCATTACTCATCCCAAACATTAAAACCCGGAACGTCGCTGTTACCATTAACACCGTCAAAACGAGACTCCATTAAAGATTTAATTCTTGGGTTTTCAGTTTCACCAAGATTTCTCATGTCATCTAAAATGTCAGATCTAATTAATGCCATAGCTTCTTGCTTTTTAACCGATGCTCTATCATCATTTTCACGATCAAGGGCTAAAGCAATAACATATTCAATTAAAGATTCTTGATATTTATATGGAATTGGTACTGCAGATGTCATGCTATCTGGATCTGGTACAGTAGGTGTTATTTTACCATCAATTTTAAGAGCCATTGCTTTAACTGTTGGAGGCCAAATTCTTATTGAATTGTCTCCTGTAATAGCCCAGTGTGAAGGAGTATCATTAACAGAACCATCACTATTTTCTGCGTCTAATCTTCTAATTTGATTTAAATCAATTCGTTTCATGACAACACCATCAGCTTCAGCTCGAATTGTTTCAACGTCAGTAGACGCCATTAAAAAACCGATATTAGCTACGGAAAGATCGTATTCTGCTTGTCCTGTAACTGTATTAAGAGTAAGGCCGGTCTTTCTTAAAAAAGACCAGTCATGCATTTTACAAAATCTAAATATTGCTAGTGGGACAGTTTCTCGAACGTAATCTCTAAAAGTAGAGCTGGTATTACCTACGTAGTTAGTAACTCTAGAAACTATATCATTTCCAGTATAGCCTGTTGTTTGATTAATTGCCATCTTCAAACCTCTTTGCGAATTCTAGCTTCTGAAAGAAGCTCATTTTATCGTAATCTGATTCGCCTAAACCCTTGCAATTAAATGCTTTTCTTACTTTATCTAGGGTTGTTACTTTTTTATTTACCAGTGTTAAAGCTATACTGCGCCAGCCCGGTACGCACATTCTTGAATACTCTAGATTGAATATATCATATTCTGGAATAAAGTCAATACAAATTCCACAAATAAATGAGTCAAACTCACCTTTTTCTAGGGCTTCTAAATATTTGATATGGTTAGAGTTTACAGTACCATATTGTTCAGTAGACACGTTTATATCATGTCTTTTAGGATTTTTTAGGTAAATACCCGAATGTCTATGACCTTCTTCTCTTTTTATAGACTTATCCGTTTGAACATAAAGCAAAGGATTGGCCTTTTTAAGCCTTTTTTGAAAGTCACCGATAAGCATAGCTTTTTGCCTCGCAGGTACTAGTGTAAACATTTTATGAAAAGGGGGAGTAGATTTCCCACACCCCCTCCTACTTGCATTAGATTCCTGAAGCACCATTGATTGCAATAACTCGTTTAGAGCTTGCATCAAGATATTTAACAGCAAAGCCGTTAATCTTGTATCCAACTGTTGCAAACTGATCCAACGGATCGTTAGCTCCAGCAGAACCATGGCGTTTTACAATCATTTTCATTGCATCGCTGTTTAATTCAACAACGCCGAAAGCTTCTTCGCCAATGACGAAAGATTGATGAACATCAATTCCACCAACTCCGCTACCAACAGAAGTTAGCATTTTGTCAGAAACCAAGAATCTCATCCCGTACATTTTACCAATTTCACCGTTCATTAAAGGACGGTTATCGGTGTATTTTTGAATGTCTAGGAAAGAGCCAGCATTGGTATCAACTAGCAGATCATATTCAGCTCTTGGGTGAAGAACTGCAACATAATCACCAGACTCGTGTGGTCCGATGTAGTCTGCTTTTTGACGAATCATAGCTTCGATAAGTTCTTTGTGTGAAAGAACATCGCCAGCTTGGATTGCAGCAAAGTTTGCTCGGTTGTTTACGTTTTGGTTTGCGCAGTTATTGGCCAACTCACTTACGATAAGTTGTTCAATAGTTTTTGCAGCAGCAACACCAAATCGCTCAGACAAATTATCCATTACAGGATCAATTGCAGTGTCTGACAAAAGGTCAGAAACTTTAGCATATTGTCCGTATTGGGAAATTGATGCTGTTACGTTTGAAGTACTGAAAGCGATTTCGGCAGGAGGAGTTCCTTCTGTCAAAGTGCTTACTGATCCAGCAATTGCTGAATATCTTAGCCACTTAACGTCTTTTCCATTTCCTTTTGGAAGTCTTTGTTTTCTTCCGAGAGGTTGTAGGACCAAACGAGGTTCAAGTGTGCTAAGGAGTTTTTTCTCATAATACAAGTGCAGATTTGCTGCATTTGTAGTAGTTGTCGATGTAGCCATTTTTTAGCTCCTAATTAGTCGTCAGATCTACCTAATGCTTTACGCATATCATCTAAGGATAATTCAGCAAAACTAACTTGCTTATCACCTTGAGAAGAGGCCGATTCTGACTGCGCACGTTGTTTTTCAGATCGCACAGAAAGACCATCTTTCTGCGCGCGCGCAGCAGCTTCGCTTGTGTAGTGATCTATATTTAATCCTTTAGACATTAAATCTAAAGCTTTTAAAACTCGAACAGAGTTAACATGTTCTGGTTTTACTATATCAGATAACTCAGCTGCTAGTTGCTGCATAATTGGTTCTCGTCTAGCATAGTCGGGATTATTCCGCTTCTGTGTATTGTAGTATTCTACAGCTTCTGCTTGCATTTGTGCAAGAGTCTGTTTTTTAAGTTTGTTAGATACAGAATTGTTTAGCTCTTTTAAAGCCTCTCTAATAGCAACTCTTGGATCTTCTTCAAACTTAGCCTCAAATACAGAAACAGGGTCCACTTCTTCCTCTGCTTGGATTTGAACCTGTCTAGGTGCTTGGACTTGATTTTGATGAGTAGCGTATGCGCTCTCAACTTGTTTATATCTTGTCTCTAGCTCCTCTTTGTCTTTTCGAGCTGACCCTAATTCGCTTGCTAGTCGTCCACGATCTCGCTCAAGCTCTTTATAAGCTTGAATGATTTCCATTGGACTCTTACCAACAAATTTTTGCGGTATAGAGTTAGCGTCTTCAACTGCTGCAGATTGTCCTTGAGTAGACAACTCAGGGGTCTGTTGCTCAGTTGTGGCCTGAGCATTGCTTTCTTGCGAGGTCGCCTGTTGATTTGCGATTGTCTCGTTTGCCATGTGTTCCTCCTACAGTTTAGCCCTCTTTAGGGGACTGGTTTTGTTCAGCCAAAGCCCTACCCTCTGCGATTTTATAATCAACATAGGTTAGGACATTTTGGTAAGCTTTTATAGCCTCTTGGAGGCGACGAATCTTTTCAATATCTTGCTCATAAGCAAGCTTTTCTTTTAAATCTGTTATTGTAACAACAAGTAAACTATTAACTACTTTCCAGCCATCAGACCTTAACATAGCTTCTAAAGCATGGCCTTCTTCAATTATGCGTTTTTTTTCACCATCTATAATTTCTTCTTTAGATGTAAATTCACCAGTTTCTGGCATCCATAACTTTAGATTTTCATTTTCGTACAACATAGTTTATTGTAACCCAAGTCCGGTTAAAATGTCAAGTGTTGGTTGTTGATTTAATTGTGGTTCAGCGCCCATTGGTTGAGGGGCAGCTGCTCCTTGCTGCGCATTAATAGCCTGTTGGGCTGCTAATTGCTGCATTTGCATTGCTTGCCGCTCTTCTGGGCTGTTTACAAAACGTTTAACCTGACGTCCTAAGAGGGGGCGTAATAGGGCCTCTAGCAATACCTCAGATTTGACTGTTCCGGGCTGAGAGTTTTCAATAGCCTGAAGTATTTGGGAGACCGTTTGTATCTTTTGAAATTGCCCCTCCGGTCCCCCATTTTCTAAGGCTGTTTCTACCACGAAATCAAAAGACCGGAAGAACGCATCCGCTGGCAATTGCGTGAATGGGTTAGGTGAGTTAGGATCAGAAACTCTAACCCAGTGATCCTCGGTCACGAATTGCCTATTTGTCATAAGCATTATTTGCGCTACGCGTTTAAAATACATTTCAGACAATGTTCTAGCTTTAAGACTGATTCTAGAACTTGCAAAGCTTTGAATAAAGTTAACACCTGTTGCAGAACGGCCAAATTGCTTACCTAAGTTAGAAGCAATAGGAGCTGCATTTACAAGAGCCGTTGCATTCTGGATATCGCCTTGGATAAAGGCCATCTCTTCTCTAGATCCGATAGACGGGTCCATAGGTGGAAGAGGTTTAATACCATTAATGTCATTAGTCCAGATAACACCATTAGGTCTAGAAAATAAACTTTTAGTGTTAATACCTGCTGCTCGGTCTGCAATCCACATAGGATTGACAGATAAGTTGATATTATCAAGTCTGGCATTACGCAGAGTATTGGCTTCTTTAATTAAGGAACGAACAGCCAACAATTCTGGAATACCATAAAATTCTGATTCTCTAGAATAGTTAGGACATGCAACAAACGGTTTAAATTTGTAATCATAGAAGTTTTCTTCCATGCGTAATACCACATCGCCGTTTGCAATAACGATTAGATATTCTTTAAATTCACCATCTTTTTTAGGATCAAATAAGCCCCAGTATTCCCAAACTTCTACTTCACCTTCATCTTTGATACCTTCTACGTTGTCGTTAAGTTTATCGAAGTCTGCTTTATAGTCATCTGAATAATAGGGTTTTGCCCATGCCGAATTACCTTTACTTTGAAGGCTGATCTCAATCTCGTCTACGTTTTTGTAGTTTGTATTTTGACGTAACGCGGTAATGGTTTTGTAGGTACGATGTACGCAACCGCGCATAGCAACAACATCGCCGGGACGTTTAACAGTCCAGTCAGGAAAGAAATCATAGATAGGAACAATCTCAAGATCAGGCCCATCAAAGAGAACCTCTACGGCTGGCTGTTTCATCGAAATAGGCATGCCGCTAATAGGATCTATTTGCGTAACTCTACGCAAGGTTTCAAGTTCTTTATATCGGTAAGGTACTTTTGCAATGGCTGTACCGTCTAATAACATAGCCTTAATAAAATTGGCGGTTTTGCTTTGAAAACCCATTTCTTCAAATTGGTGGTGATGGAAATCCGTCATAGGATCTTCCCACATAGCATCTTGATAATCTTGACCTTTAAATTGTATTACACTACCCCCTCTAAAGAAGGCGTCTACAATTTGTGGTGTTTGTGTTTCAATGATTGTAAAACCAAAAGGAAGTTTAAGATTAGCACGTTGAACAATAGAACGACCGGAAGGACTCCAATTTTCATAAAGTTCTCTAGATTTTCTAGCTAACTCTAAATGAGGTTCACGATATTCTTTGCTGTTAAGCATAAATGCCCTAACAACACGAATAGCATGTTTTTCACTATCACGTTCTTGAACGTCTTGTTCATCACGTTCGAATGGATTTTTCATTGTCACTCACCAAGAGTAACTTAGCAGTGTGCCAAATTACCCAACAATAAAGCCAGTATCAGGATCTACAACTAGTTCCATAATTTCATTCATGGTACTTTCTGTAGTTGTATCCCAGTCTCTAGCCGAATGCATTTCTTCTGTTAAAGCTGCTGCCATAACAAGATCGTCATGAGCATCAGATGAAGCTTCACGTTTTACCGTTCCACCACTTTTACCAGAAATTTGCACAAAGGTTGACATTTCGGAAATTAAATCTGCATCTAAGATAATAACTTTACCTTCTTTAGCTGCAGTTTTTAACTTTTCAGTTATCAAAATCTTGCTTTGGTTGGTTGTCAAAAACCCAACTTTTTTAGTTGGTTTATTGGTCATTTCGTCAATTGCAGATCGTTTATAGAGATTACGATAACCAATCTCTTTAAGAACATGCAATACAACGTGACCATGATTATTTGATTCAACGCATATCCAAGCATTGTTATAAAATTTAGCTAACTTATATAGTTCTTTTGCAAAGTCATCTGGGGTTAAATCACCCCAAATACGTGCAACTAATTTTCCGGTTTTCGTATCTTTTACGTAGGCAGCTCCATTATCTTGTCCGACACCACCACTTGGATCAGCTCCAATTACGTAGACACGCGCAGGTTCAGGTTCTTCCCAAACACTGACACAACCTTTAGCATCCTCATGGATCTCTAAAACATTTCCATGACTAATTAGATGCCCTACAAATACTGGCTGCTTTGTGTTTCTGTCTTGCATTTTTAAAATGCTACTTGAAAACACATTGGCATCGCCAGTTAAAAAACAATCTAAATCATTCGTTGGGTATTCATTTTCAAACGATTCTTCATCGCCACCACATTTAGCTTCAATACAGTATCTGCGCCAAAAAATGTGATTCTTAGTGATTTTGTTTGGGTATGATTCTAGCATTTCCATTTCTTTGCTACTTAATGTGCCTTCTTTTGGAAATTCCCAGTCATCTATATTTTCTGGGTAGTATCTATACCAAGGTACAAAAAATCCTTTGTAAGGGGCAGTTTGTTTATTGTTTCGCCAAGACTGCCACAATCTGTAAAATTCTCCAGATCTACCTGCTGCGGTTGATTCTAACGTGATTTCTCCGTTATCCGGTACGCCGTTTAGTGAACCAACAAGGCGATCTTTTTCTAAACGTGATGCTTCAGATACATGCATAAAATGAATAGTCTTACCTCGGAAATCGTGTAGCACTAGAATTGAAGATTCTAATGGACGGCCAAGACCGTCAGTTGCAAACGAGAGAGAGGTTGAAGAATCACTTTTTTCTTCTGGTCTATACATATGGCCCCAATCTCTTAGGAACCAATTATAGCAAAATTTTGTAATATCATTAAAGATGGTTTTAACAACTTGCAACTTGTGGCATAAAACGCCGGTTCGCATGTTGCTTTCCCACAAAGCATAATCTAAAGCACGAATACAGTTTAAAGTCGTAAAGCCAACTTGCCTACATTTGAGGATAATGTTACGCGTACTTTTTGTCTTTAAATACTGTTCTTGTGGAGCATTTGGTACAAAGAACTTGGCTTGCTTAGTAAGCTTGTCTTGAACCCTATATAGGTTCCTAACACGCTCCTCATGTCCGATTGCAAGCATCGCGTCTCGAAAGGCCAGTTTGCCCCTCTCTGGCCCTTCAAGCTCTGCGATTTTGAGGACTTCCTCGAAGACCTCTTTAAACTTTTTTGTATAGTGTTTGGACATATTTTAAGAAGGGTCCAGATTTCTCTGAACCCCTCAAGTTTATAAATTATATAATGAACCAGTGTGTTCCGTTAGAAACAAGCATTACCGATTCGTAAGGCATTACAACTTTATAATCAGATTGCCCATCAATCTGTTGACCAGACTGAGGTAGAATTTGAATATATTTAGATTGTGATGCAGCTCCTGACTGTTCTTTAATAATAAACACTTTTCCAGCGCCCATTACTGAAGCACTTGGAAGTGTCATTACGCGAGATACAGAAAGATCAGAGACAGCAATAATATAATCACTTTCAACAATAGTATAATCTACTGCTTTTGTGGAATACGCTACTTTTTGTCCTCTAAGCATTCTAACTTCATTACCAACAATTTCCATTGGTGTTTGAAAAGAAGAAGTACCATTTGGTATAACACTAAATCTTAATTTACTACCTCTATTAGTAGTACTTAAAGCTTCATTGCTTACGCCTGCAATTGATACTATTGGTGATGCGACGCTGTTAGTACTTAAACCACCGCCAAAAGAAATTACACCCATAATAGTTTCTGCTGCAAGGGCAGAATACGTACTTGTAGTCGGGTTGTAACCATATCTGCCAAGAACTATAGAAGGATTACCAGTAAAGTTAGTAAGATTTAAGCCAGCACCACTCATAGATCCAAATGCTGTCGTTTGCGCTGTAGAAGAAGTATTACTATATCCTAATAAAATATTTGATTTAACGTTTATTTGATTAGGTCTGTTTGCTGTACTATTACCAATGTTAAAGGTTTCAGCAGAAAATAAGAAGTTACCTTCTAAATTTCTACTTCCATCTTTTTTAAACAATGTTAAATCTTCAGCAGATCTAGCACTTGCTTCAGCACTAACTTGACTATCGACATAGGTTGTATCTGGAATTAATACGTTATTAACGTATAAATTCTGAAACATATCGACTCTATTGCCTGCAAAAGAAGCTACCACTGTTCTACTTGTAGAACCGTTGGCAGTTGCCTCTATGTTTAGCTTACTTCCACGAGCTGATGATGTATGGCCCTCAGTTGCAATACCACTTAATTTAACGGAAGAGGTATACCCAGTTCCATTATATGGCTGAAAATTCATTGCCCCGATAATGCCATTTAAAGTAGGCACACTCGTAGCTCTTAAAGCCATTTGTGAATTTGCAGGCAAATCAATATTTAATTGACCTGTCATTGAATTTGAACCATCAAGTTTTAATCGAAGAGCATCTGCAGCGTTAACATAGCTCTTTGTTACTGGATCAGCTTCAAGAACATCTAAACGTCCATCAAGAAGACCTTCGGCAGCAAGTGCTCTAGATTCTTCTGCGTTAACGTCAGATTGTCTATCGCTAACTTCTTGTGCTAATGCAGCATTATTACTAAGAACATATGAAGCAAATGCATTATCATTAGCAGTGTCAACGCTGTTAATTAACTGTACGATTTCTGCAAACGAATCTTTATCAGCTTGCGAAGCAGAAAGTATAGCATCAATACGCCCTTTTTCAGTAGAGACTTGACCTTGTAAATTGCTAACTTCTCCGTCAACGTAAGTCTTGGTGACTGGGTCTTGTTCTAAAATATCAAGACGTCCATCAAGAGCAGCTTCTGCAGACATTGCTCTTTGTTCTTCAGATTCAACAATACCGTCTGCGTATTCTTTTGCGTCCTTTTCGGCTTTAGCAATAGATCCTTCAATGTTATCTGCGCCTTCAATAATATCAAGTCTACCATCTAGTGCAGACTCAGCAGACATAGCACGCTGTTCTTCAGCATCTACATCAGCTTGGCGATCGCTAATTTCTTGCGTAATCTGTCCTTGTAGGTCAGATACTTCGCCATCTACGTATGTTTTGGTAACTGGGTCAGACTCTAATACGTCTAGTCTAGAATCTAATGCAGATTGAATACCATCTACATATGCTTTGGTTGTAGGGTCTTGTTCTAGTACATCAATGCGACCATCTAATAAACCTTCTGCTGCAAGAGCACGAGACTCTTCAGCATTTACATCTGACTGACGATCAGAAATTTCTTGGGTGATCTGCCCTTGCAAATCAGAAACTTCTCCGTCAACATATGCTTTGGTTACCGGATCTTGCTCAAGTACAGAGATTCTGGATGATAGGTTGCTATCGGCCAGTTCACGAGCATCTTCTTCATCAGAAATTGCTTGTTGTCTGTCAGAGATTTCTTGTGTAATTTGACCTTGAAGATCTGAAACTTCCCCATCTACATATGATTTAGTAGTAGGATCGGCTTCCAATACATCAAGACGACCGTCTAGAGCTTGGTCAGCAGATTCACGTGCTGATTGCTCAGCAGAGACTGCGGATTGACGATCAAGAATCTCTTGGTCAACTTTATCATCAACAACACCAATTTGTCCTGCAACGGTTGTTGCAAAGTTTTCATCTCCACCTAAAGCATCAGACAACTCTTTTAGGGTGTCTAATACTGCTGGAGCACTATTAACTAATGCAGCCACCTTTTGGTCTGCGTAGTCTTTAGCATCTTGTTCAGCTTTTGCTACTGAGCCTTCGCCTGATCCTTCGATTACATCTAATCGAGCATCCAATGAATTATCGGCAGCTTGACGTGCTGCAGCTTCTGCGGCATCGCCAGCTAATCTAGCAGACTCTTCGGCTGCTAGTTCTGGAGCAAGAGCTGCTTTAGCTCTGGCTTCAGTAAAGAATTTATTCTCTAAGCCTTCAATCAGCTTATCGACATTACGAATAAATGCCATTTGTTTTTACCTTTATTTAATGGTTAAATCAATAACCACTTGTCTGCACCATTGCACACAAGCGTTAATGACTCGTATGCAAGTAAGGTAGCTGTACCCGGCGTAACATTGGTATCAATCTTATCGCCTGTACTAGCATTAACTGTGGTACCTAGACCACTTTCATCTTTTATAACGACCATATGGCCATTATTTACCAAACTTGCTTTAGGTAATGTAATAGTTAAACTACCTGCAGTAACACCAACATAATAATCATCTGTACTGACTTGGTAACTACTACTTACCGTAATCCTTTTAATTTCTTGTTCTGCTTGATATCCAACTTCATATTCGGTACCATCATCAAGCATCATATATAATTTGTTATTGCGAACATAAAGCTCAACGGCACCTTTTTGTGGTGCAACACTTTGTCTATTTTTTATGTTTAAACGTAGACTATCTAATGAATAAGTACTACGCGCATCTTTTAGTTTTGTGTAGCTCATGTTATGATTTTAAAACGGTTACTCTCCAAGTTGCGGAAGCTGGATTAATATTACCACTACTAGCTACGTTATGTACTCGTAATGTCATACTAAATACCAAACCCATAAGAATTAAACGCTGTAATGTTTGACTGTATATTGCTTTGTGATAATGCTGAATTATATCCTAATACTACAGCAATTTTTCCATTTAAAACTTCCCCTGCATTACCTTGCCTACCAATGTAAAACGTATTTTGTGAATTAACAATGCTTGAAAGCTTTGATCCTTTGGTTACCACTAGAGAACCATTCAAATAAATATATGCGTTGTTATTAGTGGCGTCATTTACTAAGGTTAAATTTTGCCAGGTATTTGTAATGTTTACACCGGCTACACCGGCGCTATATCCATCGCCCACACGTATAGTAGTGGTCCCGTTAAACCCAAAGAAAAAAGAAGTAAACATATTTGTACCTGGCCAACTGCTAACCAATTCTTGCAATCCTGTTGTGTTATGTCTTTGGTACCAGATTGAAACTGTAAAATTATTAGTACCATTTTCAACTGCGGGTAAAGATGCTCCCATATTAATATTAGTAGTTGAACCGTTTAAAGTAATATAGTTTGATGTAGCCGTAAAATTTGACATAGAGAAACTATAACTATTAGCACTAAGATCTGTCCATGTATTTCCAGATCCTGGGTATGAATTTGGGTTTCCGGCATCTAAATATAAAACCGGTGTTCCGACCGGAGTTGGGTATGCAAAACTAGAGTTTTGTCTAGTTGTAATGAGTCTTAACAAATTCATAGGACTAATACCCTAAAGCGTAAGTTCCGTAATAGTTGGTTCCATCGTAGTAAAGATTGATGATGTCAATCTTTCCAGTCACAGCCGAAAGTGTTGGAGCGCCTGCTGTTCCCCATAAAACAGTCCCAGGCCATGTAAGAGTTCCAGGAGTTGCTCCTTGAATAATTTTTAATAAGTAAGCTCCTCCAGTTACAGGATTGGATAGGGTAACAGTTAAAGGCCCAGCAGCATTGATTGTAACCTGTTGGCAAGGGCCATTAGTTCCCAAGTCAAAAGCAAAGTTTACTGCCTTTGTTCCTACGTTATAAAGTTGTGGGCTTAAAATATAATTTGAAACTTGAAAAGCTGTTGCCTGTGCAGTTCCATTTACATCTAATTTTTGAGCTGGAGTTGCTGTTCCAATACCAACATTCCCGGTACTATCTATAATCATTCTTGTTTGTGGCGTAGTGCTTAAACTTGGCGTTGTTGAAAATAACAAATTTCCAGCACTAGATGTATTTGTTGTATTTTCTGCAGCAATTACGCTAATACGAGCACCATCTCTAAACGAACCGGCATCTCCCATTCCGCTAAAAGTTATTCGACCTAATTCGTCATTTAATAATGCTTGCGTTGCGACAGTTTCTGTTCCCCTGCTTTTTCTAAACGATATGCGTGCTGAGCTAGAATTGTCGGCGTAAAATCGTGGTTCAATACGAGCTGGGCTTGCTGCAGTTTCAGAAACCAAAAAGAAAGCTCCGCTAATGCCGGACAGCAAATTTGATGCGCCGCCTAGTTGTAAATTTGAAACTGCTTTAATATTTCCGTTTACTTCTAATTTTTCTGCTGGAGTTGCTGTGCCGATACCTACTTTATTATTAGTTCCATCTGTTACAAGTAGGTTTGCATCGCTTGAGCCTTTGACTTGTAAGTTGTAATTTCCAGCAATGTTATTTACTACAGTTCCATAAGTTGCAGTAAGTGCTGCATTTATTTTTAATGTTTGTGAGGCTGGAGCGATATTAAAAGTACCGTAAATAAGAGAATTGGTTAGCTGATTTGCATATGTGGTTCTATCTTGATTGTCTATAAAAAGTTCGTTTGATTGGGTAGTTGAGCGATATCCGGCTTGATAACCCAAAAATAAATTTGAACTTCCTGTAGTTAATTGTGTTGCACTTCCTTGCCCTACAACAGTATTATTTGCGGCAGTAGTAGCAGCAACAAAAGAAGTTGAACCCACTACAGTATTGTTGTTTCCATCTAAATTGGATTTTCCAGAATAGCTACCTATAATAACACTTTTTGAACCGCCTTGTACTTTGGCGCTGTAACCAACTACTACGTTATCTTGTGCTAATGCTGAACCACTTTGATACATTCCACCAGCAGAAGCGCCACCAATTGCTATACTTCTTGTAGCGCCATATGTAGATGCCTGTGCTCCGATTGAAATATTTTGTATTACTCCACCGTAATTAACATTACCTGCTACAGCCATCCACCCAATTGCAATATTATAACTAGTACCTTTACCTTGTACTGATGCAGCAGCTCTATGTCCAATTACAGTTGCACCAGAAGTAGTGACCACAGCCGCTGAACCAATTACAATACTCTCACTTTGAGTATTTAAACCATCTCCGCTAACATATGGATCTGTTCCAGCAGAGTAACCGATTAATATGTTATCATTTCCGGTTGTAAGTCCTGTTGTTCCACCCGGATAAGAATTTCCAGCTAATATCCCCAATACAGTATTTCTTGTGCCAGACGAAATATTTGGAGATACACCCACGCCAGCAAGTAAATTGTTTGTTCCTGTTAAATTTGTAGGTTTATTTCTACTTAAAATACTATTATTAGTTCCAAAAGATCCAGAACCAAGTCCTGCAAATTGCCAACTTGCAGAAGTGCCATCTGTAACTAAAACTTTGTCAGCATTACTTGTTTGAGATGGTAACGTTGTAATAGTAGACCACGTACCATCACCTTTTAAATATTTTCCTTCATCGCCTGCAGCAGGTGCAGGTACAGATCCTTTAGATCCTGCAAGTAAAGCAGTTGCTCCACCAAAATTATTAATTGAAATATCTGGGGTTGTTCCACCAGAAGATACTATTGGAGCTGTTCCTGATACTGAACTAACTTTTGCATTAAGTTGTGATTGAATACCGCTTGTAACGCCTTTAACATAGCTTAATTCTGTTAAGCTTGGGTATGTAGCCGTATCTAGAGAAACAATGTTTTTAGATGCATCACTTGCTAAAATTTGGCTAGCAGCTAAAGCATCTAAATTTAAAACATCTTTAAACCAACCCTCTCCAACACGAGTTGTATTTTCTCCTACTTTACCATTTCCATTAGCTAGCGGTCTTAATACAGATCCAATAATAACCCAACCGCTGTTATCTACTAAAGTTTTACCTGTGTTACCTGAGAATAGGGGGATAGAATTTGCAATCGAGGAAGCTGCACCTACCGTATATTGAGATAGGTTTAGCATGGTAGCTACGTTGCCTACCGAAAGTTCTAAAATTACGGAATCGCTTCCGGTGTTATTTCCTAATAGGGTATTAGCGCCTATTGTTTCAACTTCTGAAAAATCTACGGAATTTGCAGGCAGTATGCCCGGAGCCGGCTGGCTAAATATAAATGACATTTCTTACCTCTCTATAGACATCATAGCATACTTTGGTGCTATTGTCAAGTATTTTTTTAGTTAACATTTCCAACGTTTTAGCGCTGCACCTTTGGGAGTAAGTTTACCATCTTTACTGGTAGGTCCTTTTACTCCACCCATGCGTGCGCAAAAGCTTTTACGTCGCTTTGCGTCCTTTGATCCGGGTTTTACTTTACCGGTCACAGGAGCCTGTAAATTTGATCCATGCTCTCGGTTATACTTTTCTCGGTATTCGGCGTTAAGACCGCCTTCCTTAGCGTGTTTGCTAGGAGTATATCCAACAAATGGTTCTTCTTTATCTTTGCTTTGCCGCTTAGCAGCTCTGCTCATTCTTAACTTTGCTTTATTTAGTGCCATTTTACCTATTGACAAAATATAAAAAATATGATATAATCCAAGTGTTCTCCGGTAGTAGTTATCTAGTATACACTATCGTAGCAACCCACGAGGGTTGCGTACATACCACAAGCGTAATCCCCCCACAACCAGAGTAGCAGCCGCTAGGCTGCGTACTAAAACAATATGAACCCGGTAGCCCCCGGGCGGCTCACCACTTACTCCTGCGAAGGAGCTGAGAAGAGGCAGCGCTTCTCTCGGTGCCTACGCAGGTGACGCGAAAGCTAAGAGTCAAAACTCATAGCTAGTCAAAGCTATATAAACCTTGACAGAGGGTAAGACAGCTGGAGATATTACAAATCTGAGAAGCCAGCTATTATACTATAGCATAAGTCAATTCATTTGTCAAGCATTATTTTTATTAAATACTGCTATTTTGCAACAGTGTTTGCCTTAAATTGGCGTGTTAACCCCAGCGTTGGCCTGACTGCTGGCCGCGTGTAAAACCGCGTAATACGCGTTATATGGCTTACCATTGCAATCTTTTAAGGCGATGGTGCCTCAACCCCTAAAATATGTTTGCAATAATCCTGGAAAAAATTTAGAAAATGCACTCATTTTAGATCTTTGAGTGTATTTAGTAAATTTATATACGCACGTACTTAAAAACTTTAATAACTCTCTTGGCTTGGGGGCCGTCGCACGCGTGGGCCTCACCCCTATGGGGTCGGGGTGTTTTAGCTACACCCCCTCACACCATTGCAATCGCATGTGATATCAATAACTTAGTTGTAATAGTAGGGTATACCCTAGCATACATTAAACCGGTTGCAATCGTTTATAGGGCATTTAAACGCATTGGAATTTTTGGGACCTAGTGTCTAAGTTATTGCAATCGCATGAAACTTCTACACTTTGACTTTTGTTGAGGGGGGTTAATTAGTTAGCAATTGCAATCCTAAGTTGGGGGGACTTGTTGTGCAATAGTTCTACAAATTTTCACAATTGGATAGGCTTGCAATGGTTGGCAAT